TAACTATGATTGGTATTTAAAGAATGGAGTTTGTCTAATGTCCCAGGGCGATACAGGATTTGGATACCAATCATGGCTATAACAAATGGATATGCAACATTGGCTGAGATCAAAGGTTATATGTCTATTTCAGACAATACCGATAATGATCTTTTAGAAAATTTAATTGAATCAGCATCTAGGTCAATTGATCGGATTGCTAACCGTAGATTTTATTTAGATGCCACCGCATCAGCACGGCTTTACCGTGCATACTCTAATATTTTTGTTTTTGTAGATGATATTGGTACTACAAGTAATTTAGTTGTAGCGATAGATGAAAATGGTAACGGCACATATTCCAAAACATTAACATTGAACACAGATTACATTTTAGACCCATTAACTTCACAATCTTTAAATAGGCCTTTTACACAATTAACAATGGTATCTAACACTGAATCATGGCCGATATTTCCAGGCCTAACATCAAATGGATTACGCCCAGGCGTTCAAGTAACTGCAAGATGGGGTTGGCCATCAGTGCCGGATGATCTAAATATGGCCTGTTTAATATTAACTGCCGACCTATACAAGCGTAAAGATGCGCCCGGTGGAATCTTAGGATTAGGTGATTTAGGCGTTGTCAGAATGTCCCCAATTGGTAGAGATGTAACCGCAATGGTCAGAGCATACAAAAAAGAAGTTATTGCATGACCCCTAGCACCGTTAGAACTAATCTAAAAACAGCATTAAGCACAATTACAGGTATGCGTGTTTTTGATTATGTCCCGGATTCTACAAACATCCCAACTAATAATGCTTTTGCAATAGTTGGACAATTAAACATGAATTATGATTTTACATTAAATAGAGGATTTGATTCTGCAACATGTCAGATAATTGTTGTAGTTGGTAGAATGAGTGAAAAAGATGGACAATCAAGATTGGATGGGCTACTCGCATCATCCGGTTCAACTTCAATTAAAACCGCAATTGAGGCTGATAAAACATTAAGCGGTGCTGTACAAACACTCAGGGTTGTGTCTGCAAGCCCTGGTACAATTACATCCGCTAATATTGATTACCTAAGTTATCAATATTCGGTTGAATTGATAGGTTAGTAAGAGAGGAAAAATATGGCCATATTTATGGGTAATAAAGTTTCAGTTGTTGTGGGTACTACTACCATTACTGATCATGTCAGCACTGTAAGTCTTGCACGCGAAATTGATCAGGTAGAAATTACTGCAATGAATGACACAGTACAAAATATGATTGGTGGGATTGAACGCCCAACACTGAATCTTGAACTGTACAATGATTTTGCTTCGGCATCTGTAAACTCATTATTTGAAGATGCGCTAGGTACAAAACTAAACATTAAGTTAGTTCCAGTATCAGGCACAGTATCATCTACAAATCCTAGTTATACAATGTCTTGCTTAATTTCATCCTGGACACCGGTTAATGGTGCTGTGGATGCGGTTGCAAGTGTTTCAGTATCGCTTCCCGTAACTGCATTAACAAAATCAACAAGCGCGTAATAGAAAAAAGGTGGGGAAATGCACAAGATTGAGATTGTTAAAAAAGACGGTAAGAAAATTACCTATGATCTTACGCCATCTGTAAAGGTGGCTTTTGAAGCCGAATTTAAAACAGGTTGGCGTAAGAGATTAGGCGAACTACAAATGGAAAGCGATCTGTGGTGGTTTGCACATGCTCTTGAAAAAGCGGCGGGCAAAACAGATTTATCTTTTGGTGATGACTACATCAATCAGTATTCAGATATTGATTTATTGTATGATTCAAAAAATGGATAGACCGCCACGGCCAAATCTACGAAATCGCATCTGTGGCGGTTGCAACCGGTATCAGCCCTAAAGATTTACTAGAGGTTGATCCAGCGATTTACTTAGCCATCAAAGCCATCTTGCAAGAACGGCAATACAACAATAAGAAGGCAACAGTTAGGCGTAAATAATGTTAGCACCCGATAGATCATTAAAGGCAATCTATGTTGAAAACCTAGATGCCGTAATGGATAAAATGAAAAAAATGGATGCTGACTTACAAAAAGAATTTAGAAAAGAATTAAACAAAGCGGTAAAGCCGGTTGCAAAATTGGCTAAAAGTTTTGTGCCATATTCACCATTTCCAGGATGGCGTGATGTTGAACCATCTTATCCACCAGCATGGGGATGGGCTAATGACAATGCTCACCGGGGTAGAACTATTGGAGAAAATAAAAGAAGCCGTTGGAAATGGTCGCAATCAGAAGTAGTAGCAGGCATTAAATTAAGTAGTGCTAAAACCAAAGTACAAAGAGTTAAAGGCACAACATTTTCAGTAACCGCTTTAGCCATAGTAAATAAATCTGTACCGGGTATAATTTATGAATTGGCAGGTTTTGGTACATCAAGATCAAAGAGCAGAACAAGGCGTGTAAGCCGTAATAGAAATGCCAGTGAATCTTTTATTGGCAAACTGCAAGGCACTGCAAACTCTAGCGCATACAAAGAAAAAAGATTGATTTATCGGGCATCATATCAATTAGGTGAACAAGTAAATGCTAATCTATACGGTGTACTTAAAAAGTATCTAGGTAAAGAATTTAGGGGTTAAGATGGCATTAAGTCAATATGTTGCAATTAACTTCTTAACCAAATTTGATAAAAAAGGTTTAGAGCGTGCCACAAAAGAATTAAAAGGTTTTGACAAAACAATTGCAACAGGCTCATTTAGATTAAAGGCTTTTGCTAAAGCCGGTGGTGTCGCGGCGGCGGCAGGCCTGGCCATATTTGCTAAAAAATCAATTGATGCCGCTTTAGCGCAAGAAAAATTAGATAAACAATTACAACTAACTTTAGCAAGCATTGGGCAACAATTTCAATTGCCTGAAATTAAAGGATTTATAGCAGACTTACAACGCGCTACAAATGTTACTGAAGAACAATTAGTGCCAGCCTTCAGGCAACTTGTAGCACAAACCGGTGATGTTGAATCTTCACAATATTTATTAACCAAAGCCTTAGATACATCAGCCGGTACAGGTAAAGATTTGAATACAGTTTTAGATGCCATAACTAAAGCGGCTATTGGCAATTACAAATCTATTGGTACATTAGGTATTGGCTATACTGCCGCAGAAGCAAAAGCGGCTGGATTCTCAGAAGTTATACAAAGTTTAGACAAGTATTCAGGGGCGGCAGAAGCGCAAACTAAAACATTTGAAGGCCAACTAAAATCATTTTCAATTAGTGCCGGAGAAGCCACCGAAACATTAGGCCAGGGATTTATCACAGCCATATCTATTATTGCAACTGGATCAGATGCTGTTGATATATTTGGCTATAAATTAGAAAAAGTTGCAACACAGTTTGCAGATATATTTGTTGGCTCAGCCGCTACATTTGAAAACAAAGGATTAGGTGCTTACTTTGATTTTCTACAAGTAGCAGTTCAAGGCTTAACAGGTGATTTAACTTATGGTGGAAATGCGTTGCAAAAAATAGAACAAGAAGGTATTAAATTAAGAGAAAAGCGCACCATGCAAGAGCGTGGATATTTAGGCCTATCTCAATTAACTATTGATGCTTTAGAAAAACAAAGATTGTATGGCAAAAAACAATTAAGCACAGATCAATTGTTAGCAAAAATGCAAAAAGATATTTTGGCTAGAGAAAAACAATTGACAAAAGAAAAGGCCGCGCAACTGGCATTTGATAAAAAGAAGGCTGATCTGCAAGCAATGTTTGATATTGACAAGATCAATTTACAAGCGGCTTTAACACGCAAACTTTCATTAGAAGATGAAGCGCGTGTAAAGATTATGCAAAAATTGGCTGAAGGCACGGTTGCCGCAGTTAATGAAGCACAAAGATACGCAGATGTATTAAAGGTTATTGAGGATGGTCAAATCACAACTGAAGAAGTTGAAATGTTGGCTAAAAAATGGGGCATGACCAATGCCGAAGTTTTAATCTATATTCAAAAACTGTTTGCCGCAAATTCAGAATTACAACAAATGTTATCTTTAATGAAAGAAATTAACAATCAAAAAATTGGTACATCAATATCACAAAACGCTTTTACCCCGCTATCTCAAAATGTGGCACAACTACAAGCGGCTCAACAAACCATATTGGCTTTACAAGATAAAGTAAATCAGGCCGGCAAAATTATAGAAGGTGATACTGCTAGAGAAATGCCATCATTATTCACATCAACAGGTGAATTAACTAGTAGAGGTAAAAGAGTATTGCCAAATGAGTTATTCCCTATGGCAGATGGCGGCATTGTTACGCAACCTACTGCCGCTTTAATAGGTGAAGCCGGGGCAGAAGCGGTTATACCATTAGACAGAATGGGTGGATTTGGCACAACCGTAAATGTAAATGTGGCAGGTTCGGTTATTTCAGAAGGCCAATTGCAATCTGTAATTCAAGATGCTTTGTATAACTTGAACAGATCAGGTGCAGTTACTCAACTAACTAACTTAGGTAGATAATGCCAGCCGCAGTATTTAGTGCAGAAATTGATTTTAGCAACGGTGCTTCCTTTGATCCGAGCCTTGTGTTAGATAATCCTGCAACATTACTTGATGCTTCAGTATTAGGTACTGCGGCGGCAGATATTGTTGATATAACACCTTATGTAACTCAATGCTACATACGCCGTGCTTTTAATAGATCATCTGATTCTTTTACAGGTGGCACAGCACGCATAACTTTTGTTGATGAAACAGGTGAATTTAACCCAGCCAATACTGGATCAAGTTTATACGGCAAGATAAAACCAATGCGTAAGATTCGCTTTACAGCCGCATATTTAGGCACAACCTATAATTTAGGTTCTATGTATGTACAGGAATGGAATTATCAAAGCCCTACTGGATTTGATCCAGCCTATGTAACATTATCTTGCGTAGATGGATTCCAATTATTAAATCTAACAACCATCACATCTGTAAGCGGCGGCACAGCCGGACAAACTACGGCACAAAGAATTACAAGTTTGCTTGATACTGGAGAATGGCCAGGTGGTATGCGTGATATTTCAACAACCGCAACCACCACTGTACAAGCGGATGATGGATCATCAAGATCATTGTTATCTGCTTGCCAGGTTACAGAAGCCACAGACTTGGGGGCTTTTTGGATGGATCAAAGAGGGTATGCCAAATTTTATTCCCGCAATGACATTATAGTTGCAGAAGGTGGCACGGTAACTAAATTCAGTGATATTCCAGGATCAGGTGATATTACTTATCAGGCAGTGGAGTTTGATATATCAGATTATCAAATGATCAATAAGGTAACTGTAACGCCAAATGGGTTGAGTGGTCAGACCGCAAGCGATTCTGTAAGTATTGATGATTATTTTCAGCATAGCCGGGTTAGAAGCGGCATAATGCAAACAGAATCAGATGCTTTAAATCAAGCAAAAATGATCATTGCATCAAGAAAAGAACAAGGCGTTAATATTCAATTAAACTCATTAACCGTTGATGCCTATGGCTCAAATGACCCCAGCCGGGTCATAGCCGCCTTAAATTTAGATATATTTGATCCAATAGAGGTAACCCAAACCTTGCCGGCAGGTAATGTGGTTACTGATTCCGTCATAGCCGGTTTAACTTATCAAATAACACCTAAATCTTTTATCGTAACTTTCAGTTGCGCCCAACCCTTTGCAGTGGGTTTATTGCTAAACTCGGCCATTGATGGAAAACTTGATGAAGATTCTTTGGCTTATTAGGAGATGGTAAATGGCAAAACAATCGTTTAGCGTTGGGCAGGTTCTTACCGCCGCACAAATGACAAGTCTGCAACAGACCGCAATGTTAGGTGGATCAACCACTGCTAAAACTACAAGTTATACTTTAGTAGCGGCTGATGCCGGCACTGTTGTATCAGTTAATAGTACAAGCGCAACTACAATCACAGTTAATACAGGATTATTTTCAGCCGGTGATACAGTTACAATTCAAAATTGGGGATCAGGTGCAGTAACAATTACTGCCGGTACTGCGACAGTTAATACATCTGCATCATTAGTGTTAGCGCAATATGAAGGCGGCACTTTATATTTTACAAGTGCTTCAGCATCTTTATTTTTTAAAGCGGATGGGGCGGCCGCGGCCAGTGGCGATAACTGGACTTTATTAAATGCTGGGGGTACAGCATTGAGCGCAAATCCAACTACAATTACTGGAATTAGTGCTAAAAATAAAATCATGGTAATTGTTGCAGGTGCTAGCGGCACATCTAATGCTGATTCAAGTTATATTCAATTTAATGGCAGTGGTGATTATTTTTATATTGGATTAGCCGAAACATGGGCATCAACTTATGCGGCATCAAATTTTAGTGTTGAAAATAATATGGCTTCAAGCCCAGGCGGTATATTTTATGCAAAAATGTCAAACACCGGTGGATCAACTTTTGGCGGTGCAGTAACTATGACCGGTTGCAATGCATCAGGTGTAAAAGCATTTCAATCAGTAGGTGGTGGAAATGCCAGTGGTTCAACAGGACAAATTCATTATGTTCAACAAGGTGTTTATACCGAAAGCGCATCAATTAGTTCAGTTAGTATCAAATTGTCAAATGGTTTTGCAACTTTTGATGCTGGCACAGTTTATGTTTATACAACCGCATAAGGAGAAAAAATGAAAAAAACAGAAAAAATTTTTAATGTGCAAACAGGTGAGGAAACAATCATTGAGCGTGATGAAACACCATCTGAAAAATTGATAAGAGAAAATTGGGAAAAACAAATTGCTAATGATGCGGTAGTTTCCCAAGCAAATGCAGAGGCTAAATCTGCGTTACTTAATAAACTTGGCATTACCGAGGATGAAGCAAAACTCCTTCTATCTTAATTTAATAATAAATAATGGCAATTATTAGAGAACTGACAAGCCCAAACGGTTGGCCGGCCAGTGAGGATAGACAAGCCATAGGCATACAATCTTTTGTTATACCTGGCATTAAAATTAAAATTGCTTGTGCAAAAGCCGTTGCGCCTTTGTTAATAAATTTTTGTAAAGAATTTCATGAATTAGTTGAGCCGATAAATGAAGGCCAACTAGATGATTGGGGATACGCTTTTAGGATGACTAGATCATCTGATCGGGTACTAAGCAATCACGCATCCGGTACTGCCATAGACTTAAATGCAATTAAACATCCTTTGGGCAAGTCAAATACATTTAATAAGGATCAGCGTAATACAATTAACCTACTGATAACTAAATATGGTTTAAATTGGGGTGGTAATTACAAGAAGCGTAAAGACGATATGCATTTTGAAATAGCATTAAGCCAATATGAAGTTGAACAAAAAATCAAAGAGTTAGGATTAAAATGAAAATTACAACAAAACAAAAAGAAGTGATCAAGTCATATCTAAGAAGCATTGCGGTGGCAACAGTTACAACTTTGTTGGCTTTAATTGCAGATGTTAAACCTGAATATGCAATCTTGGCCGGTGCTTTAGTTGCACCTTTAATCCGCTATCTTGATCCTGCGGATGATAAATTCGGGATTAACAGTTAATGAACGCAAACGATCAGATGGCATTAGTTGTATCTCTTGTTACAATAATTGCATCATTTATTGCTTCTGTGCGTTGGTTAGTTAAGCATTATCTAAGTGAGTTAAAACCTGATGGCAACGGTGGCCATAACCTAGAAGGCCGTGTTGCACGCATAGAAGAAAAGTTAGACACGCTGTACCAAATTCTCATATCTAAGAAGTAAGTCAGCCGTATCCCCTACCCTATGGCCATGAAGATGTGCGTGGTTGTACCTAGTAGGGGTAGGCCTGAAAATGCCGAAAGGTTAGCCCAGGCGTTTAAGGATACCGGTGCAGAAGCCGACCTATATATAGTTATAGATAATGATGATCCTAAATGGAATGAGTACGCCAAAAGTGAAAACTATAAAAAACTACCGGCAGATAATAAAACAGGTGGTTGTGCTAAATCTCTTAATACCGGTGCGGTTCTTCTTTTGGATATTGTTAAGTACCCTTTATATGATTATTTTGTTTTCATGGGTGATGATCACCTTCCTAGAACCCAGGGCTGGGATAAAGCCTTTATTCAAGCGTTAAAAATGGATATAGGCATTGCCTACGGTAATGATTTGTTTCAAGGTGAGAATTTACCAACCGCGTTTGCAATGAACAGAGAAATTGTAGATGAACTTAGGGGCATGACATTTCCCGGATGCCTTCATTTATTTTTTGATAATTTTGTCAAAGAATTAGGAATTGATTTAAAGTGCTTAAAGTATTTACCTGATGTAATAATTGAACATATACACCCGGCGGCAGGCAAGGCAGAATTAGATGAAGGGTATGAAAGAGTTAATCAACCTTTATGGTATGAACAAGATTTATTGACATTGCAACAATATATTAGATCACAAGAATATGCTGATTTAGTAGAAAAATTAAGATGAAGATTAGGTTAAGGCCAGCCCATACCGCAGAAGAATTAGCAAACATTTATAGTAAGCCACATAACCATTTAGCGTTTGCTGATCACATTGAAAGAGTAAACAAAAGCATAGAAATGCTAAAGGCATTTAATACTTATGAATCTATTGCTGACTTATCTGCCGGCAATGCGGCCATCATAAATGCTTTGAAGTCTGATAAAAAGTACATAGGTGATTTTGCTGATAGTTATGAATTTACAGGCCACATTGATGACACCATAGAAAAAATACCTGTGGTTGATTTGTTTATCTGTTCTGAAACCCTAGAACATTTAGATAATCCCGAAGCGACTTTAAAAAAGATTAGAGCAAAAACTAAATACCTATTTGTAAGCACCCCTTATGGTGAATCAGATACCAATAACATAGAACATTACTGGGGTTGGGATAATGAAGATGTAAAACAAATGTTGATTGATGCCGGTTTTAATCCTGTTGAATACTTCTTATTAGAGTTTCCCGGTAGTATCTATAATTTTCAGATGTGGATTTGTAAATGAACATATTGATTACCGGATCACATGGCTTTGTAGGTAGAGCCTTCAGGCGTGCATTACCTAATGCTAATTTAACCCTAGTTGATCTTAAACAAGGTGTTGATTGCCGTAAATTTTTTGCATTAGAAAAAAAGCAATATGATCTTGTAATTCATTTGGCCGCAGTAGTCGGTGGCCGGATGCTCATAGAAAATGAACCGTTAGCCTTAGCGGTTGATCTAGCCATTGATGCTGAGTTTGCATCTTGGGCAATGAGAACTAAACAACCCTATCTTGTTTATTTTTCATCATCAGCCGCTTATCCTATTGAACTACAAACACTATCTAAAAAGAAGAAGTTAAAAGAAAAAGATATTAACTTCAATAAAATAGGCAAGCCGGATATGACTTATGGCTGGTCAAAACTTACCGGTGAAATGCTTATGAATTACTTGCGTGAAGAAGGCGCACAGGTATTAACTCTTAGACCATTTAGCGGCTACGGCACAGATCAAGATTTAGATTATCCATTTCCATCAATTATTGAACGCGCAATCATGAACGCTAACCCTTTTAACATTTGGGGTAAGGCAACTACTACCAGGGATTTCATACACATTGATGACATAGTAGAAGCGGTATTAACTATGGTTCAAAACAATTGCAATCAAACAATAAACCTTTGCACAGGTCGGGCAACTACATTTATGGAATTGGCTCAAATAGCCTTGAAAGTCCTGGGATATGAAAAGACACCTGCTAAGCGATTCAGAATTTTAACCGATAAGCCGGCAGGTGTGGCCTACCGGGTGGGTGATCCAACCATGATGAGCGATTACTACACCCCAAAAATTAGCCTTGAAGAAGGTGTTGAGCGTGCTGTTCGCGGCCTTGTATGATCTAAAATTGACCTACTATGGCCACTAAAAAAACTAATAAAACTGTAAGGCGTAGAAGGCGTGCGCCGCGTAAGGCTGAGCAATTAAATAAACTTGAAACTCATTATGTAACTCTTAATGAAATGTACCGCGCCGCCAAAGCCGCCGGGTTTTCAAACGAAATTGCTTATTGGTTAATTACTGAGCCGGGTGCATCAATACCTGATTGGATCACAGGCAATAAACCAAATGAGATAGTTCCCCGCATTGATCCAACAGATGATGAGGATGAAGATTAAGCGCGACAAGTCATTTAATGCCCGCTACCTTGTGGTCAGTGATCTGCAAGTACCATTTCATTTTTCTGAAGCGGTCATCAACCTAAAGAAATTAGTTAATGCCTTTAAGTTTGATTTAGTATTAAATGTTGGTGATGAAATGGATTTTAATACTATTTCAAGATTCGCAGATGGTAAGGCTGAATCATTTATGCAAACCCTGGATGAAGATCGGGCTACCTGCCAGGATATTTTATTTGATTTAAAAACAGATGTAGTTAGTAGATCAAATCATTCAGATAGATTATACAAAGCAATACAACGCATACCCGGCTTGATGGGATTACCTGAATTGCAATATGCAAACTTTATGGGTTTTGATGATCTTGGCATCCATTACGCAAAACAACCTTATCCAATCCCAGGTACTAACTTTGTGCTATGTCATGGGGATGAAGGGGTCATATCTAATATTGCCGGTCAAACCGCGTTGAACCTTAGTAAACGCTATGGATTTTCCGTAATTTCAGGACACACGCACAGATTGGGCTACACATGCCACTCAGAAGCCTTTAATGGCCGATTACAGAGGGTTTTAGTAGGGATTGAGGTAGGTCATACATGTGATTTGAAAAAGATGTCCTACACGCGAGGATACGCCAATTGGCAGGCTGGTGCGGTGATTATCCATATCAAGCGTGGCAATGTAAGCACAGAGATGATTCCATTTAATGTTGATGGTTCATTTACTGCAATGGGTAAGGCCTTTGGGTGATCTAAATCACAAAAATAATTGGAGAAAAGCCTTGTAGGTAATGGCATTTGTCAGCCCCTTAGTGTTTAATTGCATTTGTAAACGCAATTGACCAGGAAGGGTTAATTATGAAAGTACAAGTTACAAATGACATGTCTGCATTAGCAGGCATTATTGCAATGTATCAAAACGCTAACAAAACTATAACTATTAAAGTTTTAGATGATGTTAGTTATGAAATTACAAGAGATGGCCATACCTTAAAAACTAATATGTCATGGAGATATTTAGTCGGCTCACAATTAGTTAAACACATTGAAAATGACATTAAAGATGGTTATTACAAAGGTGTTAAGAGGATTGCCTAATGAAACTAACAAAGAATCAATTTGAAGGTTTAACAGAAGCCCAAATGGAATGGGGTACTAACACAGATTGGTTACAACAAAAAGACCGATTTGAAGATACGATCTGTTGGTCGCATCAGTTTATTTATTGGGTAGAAAATTATGCATCAGTTGTATTGGCTACCGAATTTTTAAAACAAAACCGATTTGATTACAGCATTTCTTATGATAATGCTATGGCTCAATATTGCTTTACAACTAATTATGCTGGCTCATGGGTGTATGCATGAACGCCGTAGCCTATGCAGAAAAGGGTTGGTGGGTTCTACCATTAAAGCCACAATCTAAAGAGCCATGTAAGTTTTTACGCCACGGTTATCTTGATGCCAGTAGCGATAAATTAACTGTTAAAAAATGGTTTAAAGATGATCTTGAATTAAATATTGGCTTAGCCATTGTGCAATCAAATCTTGTTGTTTTAGATTTTGATATACGCAATATTGCATCCAGGGTTCTATGGGAATCTTATCGCCGGATATGTGTAGCATCTAATACGCATACAGTTAAAACAGATAACGGCTATCACTTTTATTATCTTGCCGATAAAACAAAGCAATTTAAAGGCAAGGTAATACCAGGTATAGATATTAAACACAAAGGTTATGTTGTGTTACCACCATCTATACATCCAAATGGCACTGTTTATCAGGTGATAAATGATGTTGATCCGGTTGAATTACCGGCTGAATTAGAAAAGGTAATGAGTTGGAATTAGTCAAATATGACAAACAATCAGGTGCTTATGTTGATGAAAAGCGTAAGCATTTTGTAAAGGCTTCTTTAATCCGCAAACACGCCAAAAAAGCAATAGGCGCAAGGCAGGTTAGAGGAAGGCTATCAGCCAAAATGGTTGAAGCCTATTGGTTAGACAAGTTCAAGGAAGCGGTGAAATATGAACTATGAGATATACGGTTGGTTGGTAACAATCACCTTGTTTACACTGGTAGCACTGTTGATTGGTGTTACATGGATTGTGGCCGTTGAAAATGGCTATGACAAAGGGTTTAAGAGTGGCTACAAGCGCGGTACTGCCGATACAAAACAAACCAATGTAAAGGTAGAAAAATTTACTGTTAGAACTCACCCATCAATGCGCCAAAAGATGCTTGAAGCAGACAATGAATACTTAATGGAAAAGGTTGTAAATCTTTGGGATAGGGAAAATAGATAATGAACATGAATGATTATGTTGATGTGGCTGAGCGTATAGCCCAACTAAAGGAAACATATCCTGAAGCATCATTACAACCTTACAACCCTAATAAGCCTTATGACATTGTGCAGGTTGAAGGTAAAACCTATGTGGTTTACACCGCCGCTTGTTACCGTGATCCACATGATGTAAGGCCAGGTGTTGCAGTTGCCTGGGAACAAATACCAGGTAAAGGCATGACCGCCGGATCAGAGTTAATGATATGTGAAACTTCTGCCTGGGGTAGAGCCATAGTTGCGGCTATGAAATCTGCTACAAAGCGCGTTGCATCTAAACAAGAAGTAATGGCGGCTAAAGCACGGCAATCCTGGGCTATAACACCAACACAATCTTTGGATGCAGAATTGCTACAAAGGCCAGTTGAGCCACAACCTGAAGTAGCGGCTATCTATGGCAGACCCGGTTCAAAGTCAGCCTTGATGGAAAGGGTTTTGCGTGAATCTTTTATTGAGGATAAACCGCAACAAGGCGAACCAGTAGCAATGAGTTTAGATCAGGTAGTTGATGCAGTTGCAACCAGTACACCGGCTGTTCAATATTGTGAACATGGCGAAATGGTTTTAAAAACCGGAATTGCTAAGGGTCGCGGTACGCCCTACTACGGTTACACATGCCCTAAAGGTTGTGCGCCTAGATGGGCAGTTATGTCCAAAGATGGCAAGTGGTACTACCCGGATAATAATCATGGGTGATATGGAAATGATTGATAAGCATGGAATTAAAGCAACATTTACAGATAACGGTATTGAGTTTGATATTGTGCCATTGAGCCAATGTTGTGAATGGTGTAATGATCCCAGGATGCTAAACATGAATGGCGTACGCAAGTGCGCCGGTTGTGGATGCGTTAATCACATTGAGTATAAAAATCATGGCTAAGTTTGACTATCACAAAGCCATGCGTGAGGGTCATGGCTACAACCTTTATGTGGCTGATTTACTAACACATTTTGGTGTGCCAAAGGTAGATGTGCCTGAGTTTTCAATTGCTACAACACATGATCAGATTAGGGATAAAACCTTAAATGAAAAGGATGTAATAGTTGATGGCCTAGTTTTAGAGGTCAAAAGTAGTAGCCGATCTTTTACCAATGCTGATGATTTCCCATTTAATCCAGTGATAATTGATACGGTAAGTGGCTTTGATAGCAAGATAATCAAGCCTTTTGCCTATGTAATGATTAGCCAAATTACCCAGGGAATCTTTGTTATACCTACTGCTACAAAGTATGATTGGACAATTAGAACATACTTTGATGCAGACAGGGAAATTGAGGAACGCTTCTATATGACAAAGAAGCGACACTGCCGACCATTTATAGAAATGGTTGATCTACTGTTAGAGAGAGCCAATGAGCGAACCAATCAGATGTAAATGTGGTAACTGGATTATGCCCGATCAATCTTGTTATGTTTGTTATTTAATTACTAGAACACAAAAGAAACTAAGTTAGTGGTGTAGATCACATCTCATATAGTGAGATAGATTTAGGAGTTACGCTAATATGATTTTGAACAGTGTGGTAGGCTCTCGCCGTAGCATTTGGCTTAAAGGCCAAAAATGCGAACCCCGCAGGGGTAGGTTCGCAAGGTGCTGGCTATTTGGGATAACTCTATGTGTTTTTAACACATTATCTGTTGATACAGGATTATCTGATTTAAATTACAAACCTACGCATTACAAACAATATATTTTAATGACATTAAATAATATGGATCAGACCCATTGCCTAATTGATCTTTATCAAAGGGAATCAAATTTTAACCCAAAGGCGCGGAATGGTAGTCATTATGGAATACCCCAGGGTAGGTCTAAATATCTTGCTACTGTTAATGGAATTAAACAGATTGAATGGGGTAAAAAATATATTGGCAACCGTTATGGTTGGGTTGATAAGACCAATAATGTACCCAATGCATGTGCCGCTTGGGATCATTATTTACAGAAAAACTGGCATTAGTGCCATATTGCCAACATATCTATAAAACCCTGGATACAGCATTGTGTCATTACTGTGGATTACCCACCAATGAAGTAGATTGGGATCATCAGAACAGGCTAAAAGAGCAGTGGCATATTGATAACCCAAATGCTCAATATGAAGGGTGGATGTCTATATGAAAGATACAGAGAAAATTACAATAGGTGTTACATCACCTGGACATGTAGTTACAGATTTTATGACAAGCATTTTAGATGTAGCCAGATCACAAAAACAGTTAGGTCAGTTTATATCATTACAAGGCTCAGGTGTTATTAGTAGGTTACGCAATCAAGTAGTGGCAACCTTCTTAGAAAAAACCACAGATGATTGGCTATTGCAGATAGATACAGATCAAAGGTTTACGGTAGATCATTTCAAAAAGTTGGTCAGTGCGGCTGATAAAGATAAGCGGCCTATTGTGTCAGGTGTTGTTCATGGTGGTTGGGAAGTCGGAGAGTTATACCTAGAGCCTGTACCTTGTATCTTCAGGATGGGTGCTGATAATGGTTTGTATGCTATTCATGACTATGAAGAAAATTCAATCATTGAGATAGATGCATGTGGTACAGGTGCTATCTTGATTCATAGATCAGTGTTTGAGAGATTTGTTAAAGAAGCCGACCAGGTACATCAAGGTGATAAGTGGGGCTTCTATCAGGATATGCCACTGCATAAAGAATGGGTTGGTGAGGACTTATTGTTTTGCATTAGGGCTAAGAGTTTTGGGTATAAACTATATGCTCATACAGGTGTACAAATGGAACACCAACGCAAGATGTGGATAGGTCAAAAGCAACACAAAGACTTTGAACGCTTTAGGCGTAAACGATTACAGAGTGAGGAACAGATCAATGGCGATAGTAACATCACAAGTAGCAGTAACAACAACTAGAGTAAAAGTAATTGATGTAGATAATGTATCAAGACATGTAAGGTTGCATTGTGAATCCGGCACTTTATATGTGGGCAACGCCGGGGTTACTAGTAGCAATGGTTTGAAGTTGGATAACAATGACAAACTTACTTTGGATTTGCAAGATGGCGAAGAACTTTGGGCAATTACTGGTACTGGTAGCACCAATGTGTCTATCTTAGTTAGCAAGGTAGATTAAATAATGAGCGTGTTTTTTCCTATCTTGAGCGTGGCTATAATACGCCGCCGTTCGGCTTTTCTCTCTCCCCGGCAAGTCCAAAAAAGTTGGAAAAAAAACTAAAGTTTTGATGAAAACTAAAAATAGTAGAAAATACAATGCGAACTACAAAAAAATCAGAGAAGTTGTTTTGGGTCAAAAGCCGCTTTGTTTTTACTGTAAAAAGACCATTGCTACTACGCTTGATCATGAGCCACCTATTGATTCCTTCCCATCACCTGAACTGTGGGTTGGTAGTCTAAGGCCGGCATGTGCTAGTTGCAACTATTCAAGGGGTGCAAAATATGGAAACGCAAAACGCAAGGCAATTAAAAATAGTCGCAAGTGGTAAGCCTAAAAAGAAATTAGGCAGACATACCACCGCTATGGTTAAAGCCATTACCGGCCGTACAGACATTGATACGGTTAAGCGTGAGATGTTATTAGGCCTTGCCCGCGCCTGGGATCGCATTGAAGAATCCGGTAAAGGTGGTCATACAATCCCATCCATATCTAAAGAGTTACGCGAAATATGGGATTCATGTGCATTACCTGATGAGGATGATCTGTTTGAATAAAATCTTATGTACGCCTAGATGGGCATCATTAAGAGATGAATCGTATGAAACAGAAGGCGATAAGTTAGCCCAGGTAGCACGCTTGTTAGGTTTTGATCTATTTGATTGGCAACGCCTTGTAGCAGATGTAGGTTTAGAAAAAGATCAAGTTGGATCGTACAAGTACCGTACCGTGTGCGCTCAGGTAGGTCGCCAAAACGGAAAATCAAAATTGATTGAAACGCGTATCGCTTATGAATTGTTACAACCTAAAAGACATGTTGCCTATACTGCTCAGGATCGCAATATGGCCAAAGGTAAATGGGAAGAACATTTATTAAGTTTTCAGTTATCGCCTAAATTCTCAAAACGCATTGCTAGGGTATCAAGGGTCAATGGCAGTGAAAAGATATACATGCGTAATGGCTCAACTTATGGAATTGTTACACCCAATGACAAAGGCGCACGCGGTTTGAGTTTAAACCTTATGGTCATTGATGAAGCACTAACACATCCACTATCACTAATTGCAAACTTACAACCAACACTGGCAACTAAGCGCAATGGCCAATTATGGATTCTCTCTAATGCTGGCCGACCAGGAGAATCTGAGTTATTAGAGCATTACCGGGAAATTGGCCACAGAGAAATTGCAGAACCGCAAAACAGGCTGGCATGGTTTGAATGGTGTCCATCCTTAGATGACTTTGATTACCTAGATCAAGATGTGTGGTATCAGGCAATACCTTCATTGCATGAGGAAAGGGGTGTTTTACTAGAAGCCGTTAAAGAAGCGGCGGCAACTAACAGCCCTGAGATTTTTACAAAGGAATGGTTAAATGTATGGCCATCTAGGGATGCGGTTCAAGTCATCAATACCGAATTATGGGATTCATTGGCTAGAACAGATATAACTGTTGGCAATGATGTTGTATTTGGCGTTGATATATCGCGTGAGCGTGATCGCGCTTCAATAGCAGTATCCGGCTTAGTCAGAGATTTTACACCGCTTGAACTAATTGAATGCAGAGAAGGTACATCATGGGTTTTGCCACGATTGGTTGAACTGTGTAAAAAACACAATACTAAGGTAGTTATAGATACTGGATCACCTGCCGCTTCACTTATAGTAGAACTAGAAAAACAAAATATTGGCGTAATGTCTATACACTTGCGTGATTACGCTAGGGCATGTGGTTCTTTTTATGATGCAGTACAAGCAAAAACTATCAGCCATTTAGATGATCCAAATTTGAAAACCGCAATTATGGGATCAACTAAAAGGCCACTGGGTGATTCATGGGCATGGAATCGCCAAAGCACAACAAACATAACACCACTTGTAGCGGCTACACTGGCACGGTATGGCGTGGTAACTAAAATTGAAGATTTACCAGTGGCAAGGAGTAAAATATACTAATGAAATACATACCATCAGTTTTACAGGTTGTAGGTTCTTTACTAACAGTTGCAGGTGTCGCAACATTTAACCCGGTTGTGGCTGTAATATTATCAGGTGTGTTTTTAGTTTTATTTGGTATTGCTTTGGAAAACAGAGGTAAATAATGCTAGGCCGATTGCTCAAAAGACAAATCCAACCATCAATGGTTTATACCTCATCAGGTTACATTGATTCTTTGGGTCGCGTTGGTAGATTCTTTGAAGGTAATTGGGCTGGTACTTATGTAGATCAGAATACCGCATTAGGCATACCTGCAATTTATCGCGGCATAACTTTAATTAGTGATGCTATTGGTGCTTTACCGCTTTGTGCATATCGCAACAAACGCAAGGTAATACCAACACCACAAATATTGTTGCGGCCAGTACCTAATGAAACTAGAATGGAAACAATTAGCGCAATGGCCGCCGCTTTAATTGTTCACGGTAATTACATTGCGGTATTGGGTGAAGCAGGTGTTAATGGATTGCCGGAGAGCATCTACCCTGTTTCACCTGATCGCGTGCAAGTAGCAAAAGAGAATGGTCGCATTATTTACAGGATTGATGAAAAATCTTATGATCAATCAGAAATCATGCACATTAAGAATTTTACAATGCCAGGTGATTTAGTTGGTAAAGGAATACTTGCCGTTGCTAAACAAGCATTGGGTAAAGAAATTGCAATCAATGAATACGCGGCAAGATATTTTGATGGTGGCGTAAACCCTACTGCCGTTATTAAATCTGCTAACCCTGATTTAACGCAAGAAGAAGCGGATGCATTAAAAAATGCATGGATGGCAATGTATTCATCACGCAATAGATCACCTGTTGTTATGAACTCATCAACTGACTTTGAAGTTTTAAGTAGCAATGCGGCTGAATCTCAATTAGTTGAGGCACAAACAGCCGGATTAACTGAGGCGGCTAACATCCTGGGGTTGCCGCCTTACTTCTTAGGTTCACCAAATTCTAGCCGTACTTATTCAAATGTTGAACAAGAAAATTTACAATTGGTTAAATGGTCAATACAACCAATAGCCGAAAGAATAGAAGCCGCATTTTCTGATCTACTTGTTCGCGGTCAGGTAGCCGCATTTGAGTATGATTCATTATTAAAAACTGATACAGCAAGTAGATATGATGCTTATGCAGTTGCGTTATCTAATGGATTCTTAACTGTTGATGAAGTAAGAGATTATGAAAATCTTGATCCTATGGATCATGAAGAAGATGACAGTGAGGTAGATACATCATTGCAGGATGATGTTGCAGACACAGCAGAGGACAACAATTATGCCTGATGAAAAAATGGAGAGTAGAAATTACTCAGTAAATTTAGAGTTGCGTGCCAACAGTGATGGCCGTACCATTTTTGGTATTGCCGTACCATACAATAAAGAACAACGCATTACTAGTACCATGATTGAAGTTTTTAGAAAAGGTGTTTTTTCAGAAGTTATTAAAGCACCACACCGGGTCAAACTTCTTAGAGGTCATGGTGAGAATAATGTATTAGGCCGTGCCACATTACTAAGGGAAACAGATGATGGCCTTTATGCTGAATTTAAAATTTCAAAAACGCGTGAAGGTGATGAAGCGTTAGAATTAGTTAAAGATGGTGCGTTAGATCAATTATCAGTTGGTTTTATGCCTATTAAAAATAAAAAAAGAACTGATGGAGTAATGGAAAGACTTAAAGCCCATTTAGCAGAAGTATCACTTGTTACCTTTGGTGCTTATGGAGAACTTGCCAGCGTTACCGGTATGCGTGAAGGCCAACCCCATTTAACCCCTAGATTAGATGAAGCAAGGAAAATATTAGATGCCATACAGCGTAGTAAGTAATCATCCTGATTGTGAAGGGTATGCAGTTGTAAAAGATGCAAACAATGAAGTATTGGGTTGCCATAAAACGCAGGCTCAGGCAGAAGATCAATTAACTGCAATAAACATTTCTGAGTATGGCGAAAGCCGCACTGAAAGCCCCGAATTAGAAGAAGATAAAAGTAGATTTAACACGGCGTTGGAAATACTAAAACAATTAAAAAAAGAGATATAATAACAACAAGTCGTAGAACACCTAACCCCGCTTGTCGGCGCGTTACACCTTCTCACTACAAAAACTACTAATAGGAGAACTATGTCAAATACATTTCTTGCTTCTCTACGCGAGAAGCGCGAATCAAAGACATCACTCATTCAATCAACTTTAGACCGCGCCGCAGAAGAAGCACGCGATCTATCAGAAATTGAGTTGGCTAATGTTGAAGCCCTCAATTTAGAAATTAAAAAGTTAGATGAAAGAATTGAGCAAATGTCAGATATTGAAATTCGCAACCAAAAAGCGGCTGATTTAGCGGCTAAGGTTGATGCGAATGTTGAACCAAAGAAGGAAGTTCGCGCAGGTGGCTTTAGCGTTACACGCGAGGAACTAACTTACTCAGAGCGCACCGCAGATAAATTCTTAGGTGATGCACTAAAAGCACAGTTTGCTAATGACTATGAAGCCGGAGAGCGTATTCAACGCCATCAAAAAGAAATGGCAATTGAAAAGCGTGCATCTGATTCAGGTAACTTTGCAGGCCTTGTAGTACCACAATACTTAGTTGATCTTTATGCACCATTAGCACGCGCCGGTAGGCCGTTTGCTGATGCCGCACGCAAGCATCCACTACCTACACAGGGCATGTCAGTGGTCATATCTCGTATCACAACTGGTACAAATGTGGCTTATCAAACATCAGAGAACACTGCCGCAGTAAGCACTGATCCTGATGACACAACCCTCACAGTAAATGTGAACACAATTGCTGGACAAAACAGCATCTCAAAGCAAGCACTACTACGCGGATACAACATTGAAAACATTGTATTAGCAGACTTGCTACGCGCTTATCACACAAAACTAGATGATGCGCTTCTAAATGGATCAGGATCAAATGGACAACCATTAGGTCTAAAGAGCATGACAACAGGAATCTTGGTTACTTACACAGCGACCACAGGAACTGTGGCGGGCTTGTATCCTAAGATTGCCGATAGCATCCAGCAAATTCAATCAACAATTTATGCTAATCCAAATGCAATCATCATGCACCCACGCCGCTTAGGTTTCCTATTGGCTGGAGTAGATGGTTCAAATCGCCCACTTGTAGTACCAAACGCATACAACCCACAGAACGCAATGGGTACAGGCGCAGGTACACCACCGTACGGCAATAGCGGCTATTCAATACTTGGTTTACCAATTATTACAGATGCCAACATTGCAACAAATATCGGTACAAGCACAAATCAAGATACAATCTTTGTGGTTGATCTTAATGAGTGTCATCTTTGGGAAGAAGCCGGTTCACCAACTTATGTTAAGTTTGAAGAACCAAATGGTAAGGTTGCAATCAACATTGTTATGTTTGGTATGTCAGCCTTTACATCACTTCGCTACCCAGGCGCAATTGCTCAGATCAACGGTACAGGCTTAGCCGCACCATCCTTCTAAGCAATATAAGTTTCCAGGCCGCAACCCTTCCTGTGGCCTGGATTCTAACTATGATTGGTATTTAAAGAATGGAGTTTGTCTAATGTCCCAGGGCGATACAGGATTTGGATACCAATCATGGCTATAACAAATGGATATGCAACA